TGTTGTGTTAACAGCTATTCAACAATATAGAACAAGATATGTAATTCCTGTTTCAGATGTAGAAGCTTGCGATCCTCAAACATTTATTAGCGATTCAGTTACTTGTCAAGATGTAAAAGAGTTTAGCCAGTTAGACTTAGGAGAGCAAATTATAGACACTCAACTCATAGACGAGCAAGAACTGCTGCATCTGTTTGATGCAGATAATGACTATCTATCTGGCTGGTCAAAAACTCAAAAACTGCTATGGATTCGTAACTGGGAAGAACGCAATGCCTGATATTTATTGTAGCCACTGTGGAGAGCCGTGGGATATTGCAGAATTGCATGAAGTAAGCACTGTATCTCCTGAGTACACCTCAAGTGTACTAGGTACGCATACGCTATCTTTTTCACAAGCTGCACGCTTATTTCCTGCAATGGGTTGTGGACTTTGGACTGATCGTATGTATGGCGGACCTATTGAACCTTGTCGTGCCAAATGCGTAAATGCAGATGCTGCAACACGCGCTAAACGCTTGCACGAAGCATTTAACCACCCTGATGAATGGATATAGAATGATAGCTCCTTATTGGATATGGGAACGAGCTGTTCCTGAAGATACATGTGATCACATTGTAAAGCACGGACTCTCTCAAACGCTTGATGCAGCTGAAGTTATTAATGATAGCACACCACTTGATTTAAGCATTAGACGCAGTAGCATTGCATGGATTAGTGAACCGTGGATTAAAGAAATGCTGTTTGCGCTAGGTCATGGCGTTAATCGAGAAGCTTTTGGATTTGATCTCTATAGTGGACTAAATACTTTTGATGTTCAGTTTACTCAGTACGCACATAGTACAGAAGATAAGTATGATTGGCATATAGACACTTCCTTTGCACAGCAAAAGCCTTCAGATAGAAAGCTAAGTTTAATTGTTCAACTCAGCGATCCCTCAGACTATAGCGGAGGAGAACTACACATTAAAATAGATGGGGGAAGTGACGGTCGTCTTGCAGATCTACCACGTGGAACGCTCATCGCCTTTCCTTCGTTCTTTTTACACTGCATTACTCCTATAACGTCAGGTACGCGACACTCGCTAGTTTCTTGGCTAGAAGGACCACTATGGAGATAAGTATTAACGATTGGAGAGCGCAATATCTTTCACTGCTGCGGTGCGCTCACTATACTTCTCGCCAGCCGCTTCTGCGACACTATCGTGCGTCACTTCTTGACCGCGCAATTCGTGCAGCCTCTGATATACTCAGTTGCGAAACTACTCGTGTGCATAATAATACAGCTAGTGTAATTCAATGGTGTTTGCTGTGGACACACTCAGCTCAGCGTGCTTATCTCAGCAATACGCAGAGCACACACCGCAAAACTTGTGATCTTCGTCACAGCAACTCAAAGCGATTTTTTGCAGTAGAGCATCCACATCCACTAGCAGATATTAAAAGACAGGTTCTAGGCGGCTGCAGTTTTGATGCGCTAGTAGACTGGATGGATGCGTATGGGCGAGCTGTGATTATTACGCAGGCGGAACTGCAAGCGTTACCTCAACTTGGAAAGGACAGATATGAAAAACTTGGAATCACCTACAGTAGATTTGATCCGGGAAATGCTTCCCGCCTTAGATGAACTGATCGCTCTACTAGAATATTATGACAATGCAACTTATCGAGCTGCTGTTGAAGCAATTGCTACGGCACTGCAGAATCAAGGGCTGCGTAGTTTTGATGATAAAGGACTATTTTTTGATGCGACTAGACATGAGGTGCATAGCACGCATCCTAAAAGCAACATAGATGAACCGACTGTTTGTCGAACGCATATTCGTGGATATACTATAGACGAGACAATTTTAAGAAAGTCTATTGTAGATTTATTTGTACCAATTCAAGGAGATGACAATGAAAGCACAAATACTTAACACACTACGTGCGCAAGCACAAGCTAACTTAGATGTAGCTAAACTAAATGTTAATCTATATTTAAATAGCACAACTGGCATTGGAGAGCATCCTGAGATTGCTCAAGCTATTCAATGCCAGCTAGATGTAATGGCTGTGGAACAAGGCAGGCTAGACGCCATTGCACTAATTAAGGAAAGCTCTCTAGAAGGAGTTTTCCATGCGCCTGCCTAATAGTTATACTAGCGTGGCCGCACTTGCTGCAGGAGTTGCTACTCTTTATCTACTAGCACAAACTGCACAGCTATGGCTAACGCTAGCGTATCAATGCGTAAATTAACTAAGTCTAACCCATCGTTGAGCGATTCGACATATGTAGTACTCGCATAGTTGAAAGATCTAAACTCTTCAAGTTGCATGTTTGATTCGCTAAAAAATATAGCATTTTAACTTATCGCTCGACGATTACTTGACTTTCCTGCAAAATATGCTAATATAGTTACATGAGGTTGTATGAATATAGAAACATTACTTTATATAATTCTTATCTTATTACTTACATTTTCACTATCTGTGTAATTCGAAGTATTCATTTAAATTCAAAGTATTCAACTGTAATTCGAAGGATTCATTTAATTCTAACCTAATTCTAATGTCAAAAGCAAAGCAGGCGTCCCAAGGGTGAGACGAAGATCTCATGAGGGGGTGTCGGGTTGTAACAACGAAACGAAGATTTCGTTAGGGGGTTAGGTTTTCATTATTTCTCCGTATAACTTAGCAAATGGGAGAACTCTGTCTTTTTTATAGTTATTGTAATTTTAATACTACGAGAGAAAGACGTTGATTTTTAACTAGAATTATTCAATTTTTTAGCCAAGCAAGTATTATTTCAAATTTTCTGGTATTTTTCGTGTAGCGCAATTATTTTTTAACGATTTTTACTAGTTTTTATAGATAAATAAAAAAAGGGCCTTAAAACGGCCCTTTTTTTGTGTTTTTAGCAATAATATGGTCTTACATTAGTTGTGATCCTCATATGACCATTCTGTGATGGGTTCAAACCTATCCGCAGGATCCATCATGTCAAACTTGCGGGGATAGTGTTTGAGTAGGCTAATTGCCCGCTTTCTTACTTCACTGGGAACTCGCGGTGTTTTCTTGGGATCTCGCAGGTCCATTAGAAATCGTTCAACATTTAAAACTGCGTTTGTTCTTTCAATTGGTAGTGTCATCTTCCTCTCCATTGACAACTTTAGCAAATTTCCCCCAAATGCGTGAAGCATCTCTTGCTTGTTCATAGGTATCATATAGTATCGGCTCCACTTCGTACATTTCACCTGTAGGACGAGTCACGTATATATAATCGTCATTGTCCCAAGGTACCATAACAGCATATTTCTGTTCCTGTAGTCGTTTGATTTCTTCTTCCATCAAAAAGAACTTGGTTGCGATCTTCTCGGCGGCACGTTCAACACCCATTACAGTATGCGACTCGGTGGTTTGACCTGAGACCCACAGGTTTCCATTCAATAGCTCGATAAGTTGTTCTTTGGTCATCTTTAGTATCCCTGTTTGATCAGTGTGCTCCACTTTTTGTGTTTTTAGCAATAATATGGTCTTACATTAGGAAATCCAGCATCTGGAAACTGCTCGGTAAACCCTTTTACCGTGTAAGAGCAATCTAGCTCTTCTTTTTTTAGCCAATCAAATAGCTTTTGTACATAGTTTCTAGCTTCATCAAAGCTAGTAAACGCACGTACCTTGTCAAAGTACTCAATAGCTCCAGCTGTGTACCACCAGCCGCCCTCTTCGGGGCCTCCGTACACTTGCTCTTGGCTGTAAACCGCCACGCTCCACCACTCGTAGTCACGCTTGCTGTCTAGCTCATCCCAGTCAGCATCTGTTTTACAGCTAGGACAAAGAGAGCTTTCATAGCAATCTTTGCGTTCTCCATAGGTGTGTGCCAGCTTACAGTTACAGCACTTAATCAATTTGTCGTTGTCAAATAAGCCTTGCATGGCTACATCCTTCTTTAGGGGGTTAAAAACTAAGGGGGCCCGAAGGCCCCCCGCACGTTTATGTGCGCGCCTTAAGCGGCGGCTTGCAACTTCGCAATAAGCGAAGTCAGCGCAGGCTTAGTCGCACCGGTGAAACCGGTAACGTCAAAGCCAACGATCGCCTCAAGATCATTCAACAGCTCCTTCTTTGAAGGGCCTTGATCTTTAGGCGCAGCCTTGGCTTTAGGTGTAGCCACATAAACGCCTTCACGTACAAGCTTAGACCGTACTGAACGTACAGATTTGCTGACCGCAGCAGCAATATCTTCCAAGCCCTCATTACCGAGCTCAGAATACATTTCAGTGATAGTTGCGACTTGTGCGTCAGTGTAGTTTACAGTAGTGTTAGTAGCCATGTGAACCTCTCTAAATATTTGGCTATAGAGCTTGTTAGAGGCGCTCATTTCCCTCATCAACATAATCAATATACGATAAAATAAGCAAATAAGCAAGTCAAAACTTGCGGTCGTTGCCGCAAGTCGTTGCAGATAATTTATTATGTGACTTGAGTTTAAACACGAGTCAAAGCTATTTTGCGCTTGACAACGCTATAGGCTTTCTACTATAATAGTGGCGCTATTTTTCTACTTCGAATAAGCACTAGCCCCCACGAAAACCGATAGTTGAAATACTACTTGCCCTGGTGCTAAATTAAAGTAGACTTGACTTTTGCCGGGAGATAGATTGTTTTTCTACTTGCATTCGGGTAGTTGAACTACTACTATAGGCGGCGCTTTCAGCGCCTATTTCAATTTTAAGTTGTGGCGAGCCCGAAAAGTCCAATAAAATCAAAGGGTTAGCAGGCGGGGCGCCTAAGGGCCTAAGCCCTTGATTTAGTTGAACAATTCTGCAAGGTCTTGATCGCTAAAAAAGTCTTGTGCCTCTAAGCATATCAGTGCGCCTTCTTCTGCACTAAGACCATCATCATAAGCATCTCGGCTCAACCAATCTGCCATGCAACCTTGATCTAGCCCGACCTTCTTAACCAAGATCCGATCGACCTCTGCAGACCATTCTTTGTAAGTGTTTGACAGTTTATTCATAATAAGTAACCCCTTTTCCTGCTGGTGGAAGTGATCTCCAGAACTAAGCAGCCCGTTGTTACTGTTCTGGCGTTTCATAAGGACAGCCTTCTAAATTGCAAGGCATAGCAATTTTGTGCGGTTTGTTATCTGTCTCAGCATATAGATTTATGCCGCAAACAACACATTTTCCAATAGCTTTCCATTCAACTCGTCTTGCCATGATGTTTCTCCTTTTGCACGTTATGCCATAAAGTTAATTATGTTTCAATAGTAAAAAAGTTAGTTAATATCAATAAGTTAAAGAGTAGGGGGCCCCGGGGGCTAACCCCTTGATATTAAAGGGTTATTTTTGTTTACCCCCTTCGCCTTATGGCCAGTCTTGCTCTTGCTCAAGACGCCATTCTGCTAGCTCCCTGTCAGAGTAATCTTGCCAGTAAAGAAACCTCCATTCAGACGGTATCTTATCGGTGTTCTCCACCTGAATAAGGGTTTCAGTGCCGCATTCATCAAGACAGATAGCATTTCTTAAGTTCATAACAAAACTCCCATAAGGTTAGGTGAGAGAAGCCTAAGCTTCTCTCAATTATTTAGCAAAATCGATCATAGAAAGCAAGCCTTCTTTAGTCGATCCTGATAAAGGCGTGACGTCAAAGCCACATACAGCTTCTAGCTCATAAAGAAGCTCTTTTTTGGTAGGTCCTCGATCAAGAAGAACCCCCTTCTTTTTGGGTGTCGCTTTGTACACCCCTTCCCTTACCAATTTAGACCGCACAGAACGAACTGATTTTCCAACCGCGCTAGCAATTTCTGAAAGACCATCATTGCCTAATGTATCATACATCCGGACAATTTGGTTAGTTTGTTCAACGGTATAATTGACAGTTTTAGTAGCCATATAAGCACCTCCATTAATTGACTGTAACTCACCCTACCTCAGAAATGATCTGCAGTCAAGCAGAAAAAACCCTTTAAAAACAAGCACTTAGCCGCGGGGGCGCCCCCTCCCGTAAGTGCTTGATATTGAACAACTAAATCGCTGTTAGTTGTTCAATTTTAGGGTTCACATTCTCGCAAAGCCAAGTGACAGCCTCTTGCCAACTTTTAAATGGCTCGTCTGTGTCATGATTTCCAGTCAGCCAAATGCAATCGTCCGCTTCGTCATAGCAAACAATTTCAAAATTGCTGTCTTCTTCTATTGTGCCGTAGCAGTCACATTTACCCCCATCGGGTCTATCTATTAGTAGATAAGCCATTTCACCTCCCATGCGCTTATTGTGGTTTTCAAGCATTGTATCATAAGTATATTCCATCACAACCTCTAGTTGATTTTTGCGGGATCTAGTACCGCAATTCCAATTTTGCGGAGAGCTGACCGAACACTCATAGCATCATCAAACATCACTTTTGAAGCCTTTTTAAATTGGCGGAGACTTAAAAAGGATGAAAGCTGTTTTGCTTTCAGTGATCCGTCAGCTTCCATATTCCCGACTGGACGAGAAATGATTTTATCAGCAATCATATTATGAAACTTCAAAAACTCATAATCCGCTTCTGACATATTTCTAGCTGTGCAGATTATGACGTAATCGCCTTTTTCTTTACGATTGCTGATTTCTTTAGCCAAAGGCAAAACTTTGTCTTTAGCAATTTTTTCTGGAGTAGCATTATCAAACCAATGCGCTAAATTAAGAGTACCATCAGCAAGAGTAGCTTGACGGTGAGAACTGTCAATACAGGTTCCGTCTAGGTCGAAAATAGAAATGTTTTTAATCATGGATAAATCCTCCTTATGCCTATTAATAACCTAAAAAAACCATAAAGTCAAGAGAAAAGAATCGTTTAAAATCAAGGACTTAGCTCGCGGGGGGCCCCGGCCCCTAAGTGCTTGATATTAAACACTTTTTTGCGGGCAGATTAAAGGGGCAAGGCTGCAACCTTGCCCCTCATAGTTTATGACGCCAACTTAGACGCGAATGCAATCAGAGATTGCAAACCCTCTTTTGTTGACCCAGAAAGCGGTGTGACATCAAAGCCAACCATTTCTTCGAGCTGATTGAGCAGCTCTTTTTTGGTTGGGCCTTGATCTCGCTTAGGAGATGCAGCTTTCGGGGTTGCGACATAAACACCCTCACGGACGAGTTTTGAGCGAACAGAGCGGACAGATTTGCCCACCGCGTCGGATATATCTTGCAAACCATCGTTGCCGAGGGTTGCATACATTTCAACGATTTGCTCAACTTGAGCGTCAGTGTAGTTTGCAGTTTTAGATGTAGCCATGTCAGGCCTCCTTTTTTATTGAGGGTTAATATAATATTTATAGCGTTAAAAAAACCAAAATGCAAGAAAAAAGAATCTTTTAAAAACAACGACTTAGCAATTTCTTTCAAATAAAAAACCCTTTAAAAACAAGCACTTAGCGGACGGGGGGCCCCGCCCCGCAACCCCTTGATTTTAAAAGAAAACTAAGTATAGAACACCTCCGAGAACAACAGTTTCTGACACTATAGAATAGCAGATGTAAGCCTTTAGGATATAGGGTAACATTTTTTTCATGCTAGAACCTCCAAATTATGCGGCAAGGGATTGAGTGCCATCAATCCCAAGTCTCAGGTTGATATTACGCCAAACTGAACCCGAAAACTCAGAAGGCTTTGAAACGATAGGCAAAACTTTTTTGCGGTTAAGTGCCTTTAGCAAAATGTCGCTTTCAATCAAGCAATCGTGCCATGCAATGTGGCGTTCTTCGAAATCCTCTTGCATAAATTCCCAACGGTAGGCGCTTTGTGCAGAGGTGGAAAGGTATTTGCCAGAGGCGGAAGGCACAGCTTTATAACCAAGCGGAACACTTTGACCCCAAAAATCCCAAATGTCCATGAGAGGGAAAGCAGCATCAAGCCAACGTGCAGAAGTATCATCTTGCAAAATTTGCAAAGTGCGAGGCAGGTGCGTAAAATCAAAACGTGCATTATAGGCGCACAAAATGACTTTGTGACCCTTTGCAGCTAGAGCAGCAATTTGCGCGTTGTATTCTGCGCGAACGTCAACAATAGACGCAGGCACGATTTTGTGCCCATATGCGTCATCAAAATAATGCCCCATCTTTTCAGCAAAGAAAGGCAGATCGTGCTTGAACGCTTCGCGGATAACATACGAACCAGAACCATATTCCCGACCTTTGCGGTCAATAATGCGCCAAGCAACATCAAATGCAATACGCTTACGCATGGTGGTTTCAATATCGGTGACGACAAAAAGAGTGGGCTTGAAAGGCATAGTAATTTCTCCGTTGTTACATCTGTCACCCTACAGGAATGTCAAACCCCTGTCAAGCAGAAAAAAACTGTTTAAAATCAAACACTTAGCGGCGGGGGGCTCGCGGGGTGTAACCCCTTGATTTTATTAAGGTTTCCATCCCTCCCAAACAGCTGCACGATATTTATTGTAAAGATCTTGTGCAACTTTTTTATGTTTAATGCGACGATCTATAATCTCAAATCCTTTATGGCTAACATTAACTAACCAAGATGTAACAACACCTTTACGATCGCGCACCTCTTGAAGCTTAACGCGAACATCTGTGATACCGTTTGTTTGTGTGGAGAGAGTGTAGATATTAGCCATGATAGACCTCCATGATATGAATTAACTAGACTTTACATCTATTCTATTATCTTGTCAAGAAGAAAAAACCCTTTATTATCAATAACTTACGTGGCGGCGGTGCCGCTGCCCGTAACCCTTTGTTTTTAAAGGGTTATTTGGGCGCTGGGCTATTCCCACATTTCTAATACGAGATACATATAACTATGAATCTCTAGTGCTGTTAGAGCTACCGCACACGCGGTAAACCCTAACAGAGCGAGGCCTATTACAAATCTAAACATGCACCACCTCGTAATTTTTTTCAAGAGCATTATAAAATTTAATAGCTTCGCTATATTTATCAAAACGCTTCATCATTTTTTTAGCGTTTTTATAATCGTGAGATACCCACCATGAGTTACTACCCAAAGTTGTAAGGTAAAACTTGATACCTCCGTATTCTTTTTCTTTGCGAACATACAACATCAGTAATCAGCCCCTTGCAATTCGACTGAATACGCTTTGCCGTTTTCAGCCTCTTTTATTTCTTCATAAGGCGCACCAATCTTGCGATACAACTCTAGCTTGCAACACTCAAGAGCGCCCATCATTTCATTTAGATACGCATAGCGTACGCCATGAGTTTCTAAAAAGTTATTGATAAAGCTAGACACAAGCCAATTCAATTCCCCTGCATTATTAGGAACCCACTGGCA